CCGCTCGCTCTTCCCGCCACTGCCTTTTGTTTTTTTAGACCCCAACGCATTGTAAAAAGAGTCGGCCACGGCGGAAAAATCCGTGCTATTAGGATCAAACCCACTATTAATAGCCTGATCTTCCGCCTCCAGTCGACGTTTCTTTTTCGGGTCTTTTTCTCGATTAATCGCAATTTGGCGATTATTACGATCAATAATCTTTTGCGCTTTATCGCTCAATGCGTTTTTAACAGATAACCCTAGAGCATCAAAGTTGCTAGCTACGATAAGCGCCATTGCCCCCATACGCTGTACAGCGCTTGATATGCTATTAGCACCACTTTCTGCATTAGGGACTAAACGGTTAAAATCCTCAACAGATAGCCCTAATTTATCAATATTAATTTTTGATAAATCAACTGTTGGCAATAACTCTTTTAGTTTGGTGTTAAATTCGGCGATAGATTTTCCAGAATCAATTGTGAGTAAATCGCGTTCTGATTTTTCAAGTTTCTCATTCGCTTCCGCTAACTCACCTTTTTTGATCGACAAGTCTCCAATTAACTTTTTGTATCTCTCGATTGCGTGTTGATTATTTTGCAATCCCTGTGAGTTCATTCCATCAATTTGGATTTTAACTTGTTGTTCGAGCTTGTTTGTTTCTGCTTTCAGCTCTGTAATAACAGCTTTTTGCGTCTCAATAGATCGCTCAAGTTTGGTGCGCATTGATGACAGCATATCTGCCGTAACGGTGCGTAATGAGTCGCTTGTAATATCCAACGAATCAGCAAAGGCTAAAGATTCCTGTTTTGCCTGCTCCGTTTTTTGGCGATATTCAATCAGAGCGCCAGCAGCAGCGGTTAGTCCGATTGTTACTAATCCAATCGGGCCGCCAACGAAACCAAGAGCATTACTAAACAATCTTCCACCAGCGGTAGCACGTTTTGTTACAAGATCAAGATTGCGCCGTGCATTAGATTCAGCCATGATTGCTGCCGTCAATTTTCGGGATTGCACTTCGGCTTGTTGTTGTATTGCTAACAGTTCCGATTCGGTGCGTGTGTGGGTGAGTTTGATTTGGATTAAACTCATTTCCGCCTGGGCTTGTTCGCGTAGCGCGGCAGTTTTTACATTTTCCGCACGAGCAACATTAATTGCCAATGCGGCTTGCTCGTTACCGGCAGCAATAAATGCGCGTAACTTGTTTATACTCAAGACGGCAGCAAATCCACCAAGCGCACTTGTCGCAACGGTTAAATGATCCGCCATGCCGCTGATTACCGTAGCAAATCCCTGACTTGCGCCGGTGGCTTGATCTAACTCACCAATCCATTTTGTAGTGGATGTGCGTAAGTTTTCGAATGCCATGCTAATTGTAACGACACGTGTATTAAATTGCTCGTCAACACTGCCTTTTACACGCTCAAGAGCAGGGATAATAACATCCGTTGTGAGCTTACCGGCATTAGCCATGTTACGCAGCTCACCAACTGATACACCAAGCCCTTTAGCTATTGCTTGTGCAAGCCCAGGAGTTTGTTCCATCACTGAGTTAAATTCCTGCCCGCGGAAAACGCCACTTGCCAAGGATTGCCCAAACTGCATTAAGGCCGCTTGTGCTGATGCCGCACTTGCACCGGAGATAGCAACCGCTTTAGATACTGTTTCGGTCAGGCTTGCGACACGCGCTTGATTAATCCCCAATGCCTGCGCATTTTGCGCAAAACGTTGATAAATGCTTGATGTCGCCTCTAAGCTCTGGTTGGTCTTTAATGATATATCAAAGAGTGACTGTAACCCGCGCTGGCTGCTAAATGATGCACTTTCCACCAGTGCTAACTTGTTTTTTACCTCGGTATAGCCATCAACATAGTTTTTTAATGTGCCAAGACCAACACTAGCCACCGAAAAATTAAACAATCGATAATTGATTTTTTCTATCGAGTTAGCGGCATTTTCGATGTTCTTCAAATATTGGGTTGTACGAATTGAAAAACTTTTAGCGCGAGCCTCTGCGACATTTAAGCCACTTCTAAATTTTGCATCGTCAACGCCTAGGCGGACTAATAAATCAGATACCGTAGATGCCATTTTGTAAATTTATCCCATAAAAAAAGCCCGCCAAAAGGCGAGCTTTGTTGAATTAAATCCGACTAATATGTATTACCAAATAGTCTATCTATTTTTTGCTGCTTTGTCAGTTTGCTATCAAA